GTAACAGCGTGGATAAAAGAATATAAAAGCTATCACGATAGACGATACGGAAAGAGAGTAAAGGTATGAGCGAGTCAATGGAGCAACTAATGGAGAGGGAGATAGCGGAAGCTATCGCCACGCTGAACAAGGCAAACCGTGCCTTGGACAGGCTATTTAATACGACAGAGGGAGAGGGCAATGAGTGACACTATTGTAGTTAAAACTAAACCTTGCTGTGTCTGTGACCAGTACGAGGTATGGAGCTTGGATCGCCAAGCGGTAGAGAGCTGGCAAGGGGGAGAGTATATTCAAAATGCCTTCCCTGATATGTCGGCAGAGGATCGAGAACTGTTGATATCCGGTACGCACCCTGCGTGCTGGACTAAATTATTTGGAGAGGAAGAGGGCGACAATGAGTAAGTGGGAGCTGAAAGAGGATCAAGATATATCGTGGTGGCATTGCGGTCGAGCTGGTTATTGGGAAGGCGACGATGTTTACTGCTCTAAGTGCCAAAATAAACTAGATGAGGTGGCGTAATGGGAGAAGTGATTAGCTTTCACCCACCCAAGCAGGAACTTATCCTGTTATATGAGGTAGTAGACGAGAGCGGGAACGCCGAGTGGGGTGGCAACAGCGAGAGAGAGGCTCTTGCCTGGATAGCAACCTCACCGACAGCTGTAAGGATACTGGTATCGGGCTGGACAACAGATGATGATGACGCCTACCTAGTAGGTCAGCCGTTGGATATTACGGCAATCGTGAGAGAGGCTAGTAGATGAGCTACTGGCTGGTAATGGGAGCTGTCCTACTGGTAGGCTACCTTATGATTAAGAGAGGAAGAGAATGAACGAAAAGAGAATCAAGTCTGCCGCAAGTCAGGCTGTCAGTTACAGAAACTACAGACGAGCGAGAGATCGCGCCCTAACTAAGTTGGCTACCGCCCACTTTGAACAATACAAAGAATTGTTAGAGAAGGAGAAAGCCTTTGATGAACAAATGGGTAAGAAGTGGCTTGATATTAACGGCACTACTGCTGCTAGCCTCGTGGATACACGATCCGATTCCAGCTCTGCACCTACAAACAAAGCCGGTAATGAAGGAGAGAACGAAGGCGACAATGGGGGAGAAGCGTGAGAACCGACAAACCGCTATCAAATTTAGTAAAGCTCTCGGATATTCGCCAAGAGAGAGAGCGTGCCTTGTCACCCTATGGACCCGTGAGAGCAGGTTTGACCACCTCGCAAAGAACCAGCGAGGAAGTTCGGCTTATGGAATTGCTCAACTCCTTAGAGAGCGTAGTGGAGACCCTGAACTTCAAATCCTTCACGGTCTACGATACCTTGAACACCGCTATCGAGGGAGTGCGTGCCGCGCTTTGCGGCATCACGCCAAAGGCTGGTACTGATGAGTAACCTAACAGGAGTATCACTATTCGCTGGTGTAGGTGGCTTTGACCTAGCGATGGAGCGCAACGGTGTAGATGTTGTAGCTTCAGTTGAGATAGATAAGAAGTGCCAAGAGGTACTGGCACACCGGTTTCCTAATAGCAAGATCTTTGATGATGTAACTACAGTAAAGGGGAGTGATTTAATTGGAGCAGGATTTGAACCAAGCAAAGGAATTATTACAGGAGGATTTCCCTGCCAAGACCTTAGCGTCGCTGGCAAAAGAGCTGGTCTTGCTGGCGAACGAAGCGGGTTATTCTGGGAGATTGCAAGAATTGTGGAAGAAACGCAAAGCGAGTACGCAATCCTCGAAAATGTACCTGGTTTGCTTTCCTCTAACAACGGAGCAGACTTTGCTGTCGTACTCGGGACGATGGCAGACCTCGGGTATAGTGTCGCCTGGCGCGTGCTTGATGCTCAGTACTTCGGAGTACCCCAACGGCGCAAGCGTGTCTTCATCGCTTGCCGACGTGCTTCAAGCGGAAGCGCCGGAGAAATACTATTTAAGCAGCAAGGCGTGCGACGGGATCTTGAGACGAGCCAACCGCAGAGGCAAGACCTTGCCGGAAGCACTGCAAGAAGCTTTGGTCAAACAGGGTTCGCTAAGTACAGCCCAGGAGTAACAACCCTCACAGCTACTACATACAAAAGGCCTGAAGACAATGTTGTGGTTCACGAAGAGTAGGCGGGCGCAGAATGATGAAGACTATGAAACGTGGATTGAAGGGGGAGTGATGCCTACTATGAACGCATTTGATAATGGAGATGTGCGTACTACTATCATTGTCTTTCACCCCCACTACCACGATGGAGCTAGGATACAGGGAGATACGATGAACACTCTTACATCACGTATGGGTACAGGTGGAAACAATGTATCTATGGTTGCAACAATTCCCATACAAGGAACTATTATCGGAAGAAGCGACACAGCTGGGCCACAGGGCAAAGGATATGGAGAGGACGGAGATCCTATGTATACATTAGATTCAGTAAGTGGTCACGGTGTGGCAACGCTTATGCGTATGCGAGAAGGTAAACCAGGTGGGGGCAAAGGCCCTTTGATTAGTGAGGATAAGTCATTGACGATAGCAACATCTAATGATCAGACCTTGTTGAACAAGGGAACTGTGCGCCGCTTGACGCCGGTAGAATGTGAAAGATTGCAGGGATTCCCTGACGATTGGACAGCTGGACAATCAGATAGTAGTAGATATAAGCAGATGGGAAATGCCGTTGCTGTGCCTGTCGTAGAGTGGGTAATCGGAAACATCTGTGATATAGTATAGGAGCATAGCTTACCTACTCTGAGCAGCCCAACTAACCCTCACCGTTACCTCTTTCCGGTGGGGGTTAGTGCTTGTTATCTGTGCTATAAAAACCACTACCCTTAAAGGTAATAGAAGGAGAGGACCACTTGCGTTCAAGTACGCGGTTGCAACTGGTACATATGTATGTAGCTTCTGGGTCAATCATCTTTCGCTCAACAGTGCGTATCTCACCGCACCCTGGACACTCGTAATCGTATGTCATAGCTTCACCGCTTCCTCTACGTCTAGGTATCCAACTACCTTCTCTACCTTGTTGTTGTTCTCAAACTCTGTTGCCTTGGCACTGGTGCAGTCGAAGGCATCATAGATTCCAGGCGCACGCTGTAAGTCTGGGTAAAGATTAAGTTTAAGAAAGTCATACAGAATTATCTCGTTCACCGGTATGGACTTATCCCACCGAGTTCATCTTGTAGCTTACGCACTGCACCTAAGCACCTGCGCTCTGCTGTACTGGTAGCACAACCAAGTACGCCACCTATCTGAGCTAAGGTAAAGTTCTCGTGATAGCGCAGGGTAAGTACCTGCTGTGAGTTAACATCTAACTCAAGGTAAGCCTTCTTGATATCAATGAGTACTGCAAGCAGGTTGCCACCCTCTGCTGGAGATGATGAGCCTTTAGGTTGACCGTCACGGATCATCTCTTGTGCCTGCTCTAGTACAGTACCGTCGAGTACTGATGCAATGACGAAGGGCAACAGCTGAGTGAGCGTAGCTCCCTCGTAGTAGGCCTCATCTGTGATGTGATAGCCAGACTTGACTGCCTTCTCCTTGCGTGCGTATCGCTCTGCTACACGCAGCATCTGCCACGCTACACGGTGCTCGTTATGCTGGCGCTTCTTAGTTTCCGGCTCTGATAACTGCTCGTTGATATAATCAACGCGAGTAAGCGCCCACTTGACACACTCCTGCTTGATATCATCACGCTCTACAAAGTTACCAAACCTGCGGTAAGTGGTCTGCGCTACGGTGTATACGATGTCATAGATGTTCTTGTGCAGTTCAGTCACAGTCAGGTAGCACCAAATCTATAGTGTGCTGTATGTTCAGCAGCTTGATAGCGAGGAAGTCTATGTAATTACTAGCATCTGCTAGCTCTTCAATCAATTCTCTGATGGTATCTGAGGTAGTAAAGGACTCGAACTTCTGCCCCTGTGCTATAGCGTACTGGTCGTGGCCTACGCCCTTGACTCTGTTAGCACGCAGTGAAGCAAATGATTCAATGAAAGATGTTAAGTCCTCGGTGGACACACCACCTGCACGGTATCCAACTACCGCTAGATGATCTACTAACGGGTTGCTGTTGGACATATTAGAAGTGTCTCCTTCTCGTAGTTGATTTCCAAGATGTGAAAGCCCATAGTATGCAAAATCTGTACCATCTGTGCCCATTCACTCTTATCCATTTCCTTCACCCACTAACAAAGTCTTTGTAGCTTCTGCTCCATAGGCTAAGTAGTAGTCATTGATGTCCATATTGGGTGGTAAGTGTACTATCGTCCCGTTTAATACTTCCTGTGACACGCGCTTAGAGAAGTCAGCTCCAGGATTGGAGCCATCTTCCTTTACATCATTGTCACCTACAATATAAACAGAGTCATAACCTGATAACAACTTAGCAAAGTGTGGCTTCCACGCTTGCACTCCAGGGATACCTACTGCTGGTATACCAAGGACACCGGAGACTATGACTGTATCTAACTCACCTTCACATACAATGATGTGCTTACTTAAGATCGTAGTATCAACTACGTTATAGAGATGAGCCTTCTGTCCTGTAGGGCTACCGTACTTGGGCTTACCATCATCTAATCTACGGAACTTAAAGCCAACGCAGTGACCAAGGGCAGTGATGTATGGAATAGATATCCACCCATCGTAGAGCTCGTGACCGTTCATTGGTTCAACGATGGTCCCCAAAGAATAAAGCGCAGCTACCTCTTCAGATATCCCACGTTCTTCTAGCGCCACGATTGCCTCTGGACTTATTTGTTGGGCGTATCTCTGCGCCGCTTCCAGTAGCAATTTCGACTGCGCGTTTGAGGCCATCGTTAAACTCCAAGTTCTCTAGTATGCACACAATATTAGCTGCGTTCCCACCCTTACCACAGGTAAAGCAGAAGTACAGGTTGTCATAGGTATTCATAGAAGCAGAGCGCCTGCTGTCATTGTGCATCAGACAGCGCACTGAAGCGTCTTTACCTTCTCTTACCTCACCACCAAAGTACCGAATGATCGGTGCTATGGGGATTGAGTTTGCATCAACGGAGCCTTTGAACCTTTTCTTAGAACCCAACCTGGACCAGTCTTGTGCTGGCATACGCACCCCTCGCATTGTTCGTGATGTGCTTCGCTAAGTTTAATTTGGTTCAAACGATTGTATTCACCTGCATCTGCACAAGGCTGGCAAATCACGCTTGGTCTAGCTCTTCTTCTGCTGTGAGTTCTTCTGTAACAGTCTCTTCAACAACTGTTTCTTCAGGTACTAAGATGTCTGATGTTGTGATGATTCCTTCTGGTACTGCCATTATTCTTTCTCCTTTAACCATTGCTCTAAGTCTTGGACCACCCAAGCCTTCTCTATTCCAGCGTTGCGACGCTTAACTACAACATAATGCAGTGGCACTTCTCCTATACCACGAGCCTTAGCGTAGTTAAGCGCCTCAACTTCTGCTTCTCTCCAGAACTGAGGCAAGTCTAGTCTCGCCGTGTTCTTGAGTTCTAGTATGTAGGTCTGTCCCGCGACAACTACAACCAGATCCCCTTCGTCGTCTTTACCAGCCAAGCGCAAGCGTTCAGCTAGTACACCAAGACCACGAAACCATTTCATTACATCAATCTCGAAGGCTGCACCCTTAGCCTTATTGTACTTCGGGCTGCTCATCAACGAGCACTACCTTGTTAGTCTTGTAAACCATCTGGCCTTCTTCATCTTTGACTATCTCTACAACACCTGACTGAATCAAAGCGTTGAAGAAGTTAGCAAGATCAACCTTAAGGATAGCTACTTCTCTATCTAAATCACTCATTGTTCTATCTCATTTCCATATTCATCTACGATGTAGTTACCAGTATAGCCATAGCGTGCATCACGGGCGAGCATCGCACCGTATGCGTTTCTATCTGATATCTGGCAAGCACCATAGTTAACTAACAAGGTTGCAAAATCCTTACCGTCTGCTGCGTGTGGACCGAAGCGGTTCTTTACCGCAGCTATCTTTAACTCAGCATTGGTTGGGTTATACCCAAGTGTAAGTATCAGTGCAGGTAACTGACTGACCTTACCGTGTACTGCACGGCGTGCTGGTGGTTCAGTAGGACTACCATACTCAGACTGTTCAGAGACGTGGTGTAGCACAAGTACGCAAGCCTCAGTCTTCCGAGCCATATCGTGTAACTCCATCATAATTGCACGAAGCCCCGCCCATTCGTTGTCTGTCTCAGCAGCTACATTCATAAGGTTATCTATGATGATCAACTCAGGGGCTAGGCCGTACAACTCGACATAAGCCTTAATCTCCAACTCGATATCATCGAGTGACGGACTGGAGTCAAAGACCCACTTGATGTGCTTTAACTTATCAAAGTGTGTGTCGTAGTAGTGGGAATCAGAAGATAAGTTCTGCTCCACGTTCACCTGGTTATGACCAGATGTATGCGCTGCTGCTCTCATCATTACAGTTGTTGTATCTGTATCTGCTGAGAAGAACAGTGTTGGTACTGCTGCCTTGACTGCATAGATTAAAGCAAACATAGACTTGCCTGCATTGGGTGCAGCTGCAACCATACAGACTTGTCCACGTCTAAACTTAATTTGCTTTACAGCTAGTGCATCCCATACGTCAGGAAGTGGTGTCGCTTTGGTAAGGACAGTTCCCCACGCACGCTGTAAATCAAGCACAGAACTCTCCAAACGGAAGGCTAATATTCTTTTGTCGGCGGATTTCTTTTCTTTTAGTTTCAGTTAGACCGCCCCAAATACCAAAGCGTTCGTTTCGAACGCCCCAGTCTGCACACTCAGCTTGATGTACACAACTACCGCAGATAGAAACAATAAGTTTCTTTTCAGGAAAAAAAGGCGCACATATAACCCTGCCAAGGTCCCTTGGCTGATGTGCCTGTCTTATAGGCCATTACTCCGTGTTTGCAAACCTTTGCTCCAGGCTGTGCTGGTGCTTCTACTGGTGCAGCTACTGGTGTTGCATTGAACTGCTGTGCAATAACAGCGTTAGCTGTTGCTAATGCGCTACCACCTGATAGTTCAGATGATGTTGACTTGATAAGTGCTGCGACCATTGATAGGTCAGTAAGACCTGTCTCAAGATCCTTAATATCTGCAGCATAAAGATTGATAAGAGTTCCGTCAGCTAACTTATAGTTAATCTGGAACTTTGTGTTTTCGTTTGCAGCCATTTACTTTCCTCCACTTGTTTTGATATTGAGTCTTACAGATTCGTTACCGACAACCTTCGGTACAAACCCCAGAAGTTTCTCAACTTCTTTTGCATCAACTGTCTCACGACCTTTGACTGTTGTCCAACTGATCTCTACGCCACTAGCAGTAACACCAGTAGAGCCTTGTAAAGATTCTTTCAAGGACTCGCGTTCCTTTTCCAGCTCTTTAATCTTGCTATCTAACTGTAGGTAGTGCAGTGCGTGC